CGATGTCGCCGGCGTTCAGCTTCCGCAGCAGAGTGCTGCGACGTAGGTTACCCTCCCCGACGTTGAACGTGAAGCTCACGATGGCGTCGTAGGTTGGCTGGGCCAAGGGAATCGTGACAGCCCGCTTAACGGCGCGCTCTGCCACGATGATGTCCGCCCGGAACAGGGCGTCGCATTCTTTCTCGGTGTAGATGCGCCCAAGCTGGGCACTGGCGGTGTGGCCGCGGCAGGCTGTCACGATGCCCACGGGATCGAGATACCCACGAAGGACGTTGCCCTCGTGGGTAGCGATCAGGCCGACACCGCCGGCGCTCACGGCGAGCGCTGCGACGGCGATGCGGGCTTTCATCACGAGATGATGTCGTCTACGACCGCGGACGCGGCGGTCAGGAACGCAGCCAGGCTGGTGGCCTTCGTGTGCGTACCGGACACGTCCTTCTCCAGCTGCGCTTCGGCGATGGCGAGGGCCACGATCTTGCGCAGCTGGTTGCTCAGCGCGAGGTCCGCAACGGCGGGCAGGGTGTCGGGAGTGCTCATTTCTTCTCCTTGATGGGTTTCGGGCACGCCTTGGCGCACTTCAAGAAGAACGCCCGAAGGTCACTGCCACAGGTGGAATCAGGCGTCAGGTCAGCTTGAGTGCTGGCGTAGTCGATGGCCTTCTTGGCCTCGCGCACGAGAGCGAAGCCGTTGATGATGAAGCCCGGGGTGGGCATGTCTTCCATTCGCATCAGGTAACCTTCAGGTTGGTGGCGGCCGAGAGCCGCCGGCAGACAGCGCGCCAGCGCGCGTCGTGTCGCAGGGAGCCGAAGCGCTTTGCGCACTCTGCGTGCGCCAGTTCGTGCAGGACCACACGGTCCAGGAACTCGTCTTCGAGCAGGGTACGGTCCTCGATGAGGATCACCACAACGCCGGCGCTGCTCACGAAGCTCATGCCGTAGGCACGGTGCAGCACGCTCGGGTAGATCACCAACGGGGGCAGGTCCAACAGGTGCGCGTACTTCCGCACTCGGGCCCGTAGTCGGGCCGGGGTGACTGGTTTTGCTGTCATCGTCGTCCGAGCCTCCGTTGAAGAATCGACATCCGCATCGTCGGCGGCCGGTGCTTCTTGTACCCAAGCGGGTCCTCAGTCAGGCGCCGGTAGGCTGCACGCTCCGCTTCTGCGTTCGCGCGCTCCTGGTCGGCGGCCAGATGCTTCTGCCAGAACCGCGCAGCCCCGCTCACGGCGTCCAGACGGTCGTCGTGCATCAGGGAGTTCCGGTCCCGGGTCAGCTTGGCGAGTTGGTGGAAGAACGTGTACGTCACGGCGTGATGGCTGGCGTACCGTTGAGCGGTGGCCCAATCGCTCTCGATCACGTCTTCGTTGATTATGAGACTACCACGACCGAGGATCGGCTCCAGCACGGACGCGATGCGCGTCTCCTTCTGGCCGGTCACCAGGTCGTCCGGCAGCACGGTGGCCTTTGGCGCGATGCGCCGGAGCACGGGCAGCCACACGACGGTGAACGCACCGTAGCCCATGTTCTTCTCGACCGTAACGCCGTTGACCTCCCACTCCGCGGCGATCTGCGCCAGGCGCTCCATCTTGTCCAGCTCGTAGCCTCCGGGGATGCCGCCGACATCGAACAGGTAGAGGTTGCCGTTCATCACGCCACTGACGCAGTACCCGGTCTCGTCGCCGTTGGCGCCGCCGGGCGCCGGGTCCACGTACATGTGCAAGGATTCGATTCGGCCAAGTGCAACGTCAGACGGGATCGGGGTGTTCACGAAGAACGTGTGGTCCCCGTGCTGATACTGCCGCAGGCCGGTCACGTCCACGCTCGGGATCACCGAGAGGGGCACCATGCGCGTCTTGTTGAGGCGCATGACCAGGAGGCGGTTGGTCTTCAGCGGGTACTTGGCTGCGTCCGAGAGCTTCGTGCTGAGCATGTGCTGCAGCTCGAAGTACGCCATGCCCTGTTCGAGGGCCTTGCGCTGGAGAACGTGCTCGCCGAGGTACGACGGGTCGGTTGGCTGCCCCAGGTCGCCCAGGGGCCCGCCGCCAGTTTGCAGGCTGGGGTCTTTCTCCAGACGCTCCCGGATGTACGGGGCCAGAAACGGCCCGTAGTTCGGCAGCTGCTCCGGAGTTGGGTACCGCCCAGGCCAGACACGCACGGTCACGCCCTTGCCGGGCAGGCCGTTGTAGATGCTGTCTGTGCTCTGCGGGGTGCCAAGCCAGATGACCCTCGGGCGCAGGTTCTCCCGGCCCATGAGGATCGAGGCGAAGTCCAGGGTCTGGTGCACGAGCTGCGCCCGCTGCACCGCCGTGCGGGAGTTCTTGGAGGACTCCACGTCGTCGGCGATCAGCAGGTCCGCTCGCTTGCCCTGCATGTTGGCCCCGATGCCGAAGCAGGCCACGGAGGGCGAACGGTCCACGCCCTTCAGGGAGTGGTGAACGTCGAAGTGCTCGACCGAGGTCTTGTCGCCCGCCATCGGGTCCGGTCGCAGGCACTCCAGGATGTCCCACCGCATGATGATGCGCACGATGAGCGTGCTGATTTCGGTGGCCTGGGTCGCGCCGGCGGACGTGATGATGATACGGGCGTTCGGGTGGTGAATCAGGGTCCACACCGAGAACAGGGCCACGATGGTGGTCTTGGCCTGTCCACGTTGCGCCTGGATCAGCAGGCTGTCCGGCCCGTTCTCCAGGAAGTCCGCGATGTCCTTCTGGAGGTCGCTGGTATTGAACCCGAGGAAACGCATCCCGTCCACGAGGAACGGGATGAACTTGGGGTAGTGCTTTGCCAGCGTGCGCCGCTTCAGCTCGCGCACCGCTGCAGCGACCGGGGTCTCCATTACTGGAGACCCACTTCAGGGTCGAACTGCAGGGCGGCGCGAGACTGCGCGGAGAGCGCGCGCTCCAGCTCGGCCAGCGGGTTGCCGCTGCCAGGCGAGGCCGTGATGTTGTTGTCCTTGAGGAAGGCACGGATCACAGCCAGGTCCGACGCGGTGGGGTGCACGACAACCTCGGTCACGTTGCCCTCGGAATCCGTCACGGGCCGAGTCAGTTGACCGTTGAGAAGGCGAATGCACCAGTCAGTCAGCAGCTTGTGGACTGTAGAGAGGTCGTCAGTGGTTGCGGTCTTTTGCATCCCTGCGCTCCTTCCAACGAGCGATGTACTTGTCCCTGATGAGCGCCCACAAGGCCAGCACCGTGTAGAGTGTGGTCAGAAGCAGTACCCAGTCAGGCAGGGAAACCCCCAGCACAGTTAGGCCGGACACACCGGCGGGTACGCTGGCCTTGACGGCGAGGTCAGCAGCTTGGTCTTTCATGGAAAGGGGGCTCCGAATCAGTTGTGGGAAGGTTGGGTAAGCCAGTATAGGGACCGAAGAACCGGCCCCTACACTGCTCACTCCTTGGTCAGGTTGATGATGGGGATGACCATCGGAAGGTTCGAGAACGGGAGGCTGCGCAGCGCGTTGTACAGGGTGCTGTTCCCCGTGGCGGCGCGCCCGAGGCTGTCCACCAGGCCCAGAGCCGGGATGGCTCCGGTGACGCTGGAGGACTGCGGACCTTGTCGGCCGCCGACGAGGTCTCCGGCGACCCCGGCCTGCTTCGCCCACCCGCCGCTCAGGCCCCCGACGATGTCGAGGAAGTCCCCTAGCAAGCCGGACACGGAGGCGTAGTTCATGGTGGCGCGGGCCAGCGCTTCAGGCGACAAGTGCTTCTCCAGGTACTCGTCCTGGTCCTCACGGCCGATGGCCGCCAGGTGCACCCGCGCCAGGTGGATCGGAAGTACCATCGCCGCCTGCGCCAGCAGGATGCCGGCCGCGTAGGCGTAGCCCCGCACCCCGCCGCCTTCGCGCATCCGGGTGCGGGCCCACTGCTTCTCGGCAGCGGTGATGCCGAACACCCGAAGCTGGGCGATCAGCTTGAAGTAGTCGTTGTGCATCCACTTCGTTCGCTCGCCTATGAAGGTGCCCTGGATGATCTGCCCCACGCCCCGGTGCACGGCCTGCACGATAGCCTCCGCGGTCAGCGGGTTGCTCAGCTTCGTGATGTCGAAGGCCACCAGGTCCCCGTTGCGGTCCCAGGCGGCGACCTTGTCGAGGTCAACCTTGACGGCCGCGATGACTTCGTCCGTGAAGCCCATGTCCTGCAGGGCCTTCAGGTTGGAGGCGTCCTTGAAGACCACGCCGTCCGGGGTCAGCTCGGCGTCCCGGATCATGCGCGCCGCGCGCATCACGATCTGCTCCGCCACCATGCGGTGCTGGGCGGCGCGGATCGCCCGGAACAGCGACACCTTGGCCTGGATGTAGTTCGCCCCGGTCAGCAGCCGGGACACCAGGCCCGGATCATGGCCGTAGGTGGCGATGCGCGAGTCCGGCGGGTCCAGCGGGAAGATCATCTTGTGCATGTCCATGCCGATGTCCCCGCCCCACTTCTCGATGTCGGTCAGGATGTGCCGGGTGCGCGGCTTGCCTTTGGCGATCCGCCCAACCTCCCCCATCATCTTCGGGAGCATGGCGACCCCGCGAAGCAGGGATCCCATACCGAGATGGTGGGCGAGCTGGACAGTTTCGGCCGCCTGGGTGAAGCCCATCCCGCCGAGACGCACGAGGCCGGTGAACAGCCGCAGGGCCGTGGCGGACTTCGCAACGACTTCCCCGTGCACGGGCTCGCCGAGGATTTCGCTGGTGACGCGGTCGAACGCCTCCAGCTCTGCGAGCGTGGGCGTTTCCTCCGCCTTCTCCGCGGGCTCCGTCAGGACGCGGCGCAGGTGCCGCACGCCAGTCGGCCCGTGGATGCCGGCTTCCGTCAGGGCCACGATCCCGCTGGTGCGGTTGACGTACCTCCGGGCCAGGCCCAGGGCGTCGTCGTCGTAGTAGTCCAGGACGATCTTGCCGTTCGGCAGCTTGGCGGTCATGTCCACGTCAAGGCGCTTGCGGGTGTGGCCGACTCCGAACTTGCTGGCGCGGGCCAGCTTCTGCAGGGCCTCGTCAGGAGCGAAGCCCAGCCCGCCGGCGTCCCGCATCTCCTCCAGCATCTGCCGGATGATGTCAGCGGAGTTCCCGGCCTGGGGCGCGATCTCCACTCCGCGGGTACCCATCGCGCGCTCGCGGGCGCGGTTGATGTAGAACGAGGAGAACTGGCGGGCGAAGTCGATGTCCCAGTCCAGCACGTCGTGCCAGTGCTGGGCCAGCACGTCCTCCAAGGCGGCGATCTCAGCCCGGTCCAGGCCGGCCAGCTTGCGTCCGTCCAGGGCCTGCGGGATGTAGCCTCGGGAGGTGTTGCCAAGGGCGTCCGCACCCAGCGTGCCCGCCTCCTGCTGCGCAACCCGCGAACGGTCGAAGACGCCCTCCAGGGCCGTTGCCGCGCGCTGGACATCCGGGTCGGTCGCAGGCGGGATGCCGTCTTTGCCCCGGGACAGAATCTCCAGGTACACCAGGCGGTCGAACTCCCGGCGCTTCTCGCCCTTCCACAGGTCGTCAATCAGACTGCGCCCGTTGCGCTTGCCCCAGGAGTCGTAGGCGGAGTGGTAGTCCAGCACACCGTCGCCGGTCAGCTTCGTGTTCAGGTTCTCCTTGCGGATCGCCACGTTCACCAGCCGGCCGGCAGCGCCGGTCGTAGACTCCGTCACCAGCGAAGCGATCATCTGCATGATCGGGTTCTTGCTGGCAGCCATGACGAGCGCGTCGGACATACTGCCGATGAACTTGGTGGCAACCTGCAGCTTGCTCTGGTCGATGGGGTGCGCCTTGAGGAAGTCCCTGGCGTGCTGGTACATGCGAGCCGAGAGCCGCCGGTTCGTCTGCAAGGCCTGCATCGGGTTGATGGACTGCGGGGCAGGAGCGCTTCCGAGCGCCGACAGGGAGGCTGCGCCTCCACGCGGAGTGGCCGCCACCGGCACCTGCCGGTTGTGGAGGGTCGCCCCGGACCAGCCGATCACAGGCGTGCCGTCAGTCATCTTGACCCCGCCGCCACGCCGGTCGAGCATGACTTCCAGCGACCACGCGATTTCGTCAAAGGCGGTCTTGTGCGCGTCTTCGATCTTGAGCATCGCCTTGACCGCACGCATGACTTCGTGCCACGCGGAGGTCAGGCGGCCCCCGAAGCTGCTGGCGGCCGGTACCTTCGCCAGGTACCTTTGGAACTTCGGGCTGTCCACGAACATCGAGAAGAACTCGTGGAGGTTTGTGGTGCCGTATTCCACCCGGAAGTCCACGTCGAGCCCGTTGGCCTTGTCGCGTTCAACTTGGGCGCGCACCCTTTCGAGCGCGTCTTGCGCCACCTGCAACGCCCCGCGTAGCGTGGGGTCCAGCTTCATCGGGTCCTTGAGGAACAGCTCGATCTTCGGCTGGGTGATCATGTGCAGGGATTCGTGCAGGATCGTGTGGTATTCCCACCCGCCGGCGGCGTTGATGGAATCCCTGAGCGTGTTCCCGCTCCCAGTGTCAAACTTGCGAAGCGGCGTCTGCAGTCGCCCGGACAAGTCTGCGGCGCCACGGGACAGCTTGCCCGAAGCGTCCGGGCCCCGGAGCATCACGGTCACGTTGTCCAGGATCGGGTCGTCCTTGAGCTTGTTCAGCAGGTACTTGGCGACCTGCCTGTGCCCGAGGTCAAACGGGTTGTTGGACTGCGAGTACTCCGTGAGCAGGGTACGGAGGGTGGTGGTTTCCCAGTCCCGGGCGTTCGGCACGGCGGCCATGTTTTCATCGCCCTGGTCCCGCGCCCACCGCAGCGCCTCCTCGTCAGTAGCGGCGCGCATGAAGGCTCTGACGACCCGACCGTTGAACGTGCCGTCACGAAAGCCGGGCTGCTCCCGCACTCCCGGGTCTTCGGCTTCGGCCCACAGTCGGTAGGCGGCCTGTGCTACCGGCGGAGGCGCATCGTCAAGCATGAAGTCCGGGTGGTTCATCAGCGGCTCCAGCTCGGCGCGGGTCCTGCTGGTGTCCCCGGCCTCGTGGGCCTTCAGGAGGCGGCTAACGCGGGCCGTCAGCTCCTTGATGTACTGAGCCTCCGTGGAGATGCCAACCGGGACTTTGTCCGCCTCGATCTTCGGGAGCGGAGTATCCGCGGCCTTGCCTGCCGCCGGCGTGGCGGACTCCGTGGCCTTTGGCGGGGCCTCCGGGGTCTTGGCCGCCTCGGGGAACAGCTTGTCGAACTCCTCCGCGGTCATCTTGACCTCTTGGACTTCGGGCAACCTGTTGTCGATTTTGTCCAACTCCGCCCTTACGTCTTCAGGGATGACCTGGACGCGCCCGTCCATCGGCTTCTTGGCCGTCTCGATCATGGCGATCTCGGTGGCCTGCCGCTGCTCCGGCGTCATCTTCTCGGCGTTCGGCGCGACAAACCGCTCCTCGTAGATTTTGCGCACCAGGTTCAGGGCAGCCTGCTCTTGGGCCGCACGCCAGACCCCACGAGAGGTCACCGCCGTCAAGCCGGCCGCGCCGAGGGTAGCCATCGCGTAATCCTCGGCCTGGGAGACGCGGCCGAAGTAGTCGTTAGCAAGCTCGATGCCGACTTCCGACAGCACGTTCTCGGCCACGTTCCGACGCACGGCCGACGCAGCCTTGCCGGCCCGGATGGCCGCCCCGGAGCCCACGCGGGCCAGCTGCAACAGCTTGTTCAGGCCGAGGCCGGCGACCCAGCTCGGGAGGTCCATCGAGCCGGCCGCAAGGGTTCCGAAGAACGTGGCGATGCCACCGGCGCGGCCGTAGACCTCGTTCTGCGCGCGCTGCATCTCGATGATGGCGCGGGCCCGGTTGATGTAGGCGGGACCTTTCGGGCCCCACTCGTCCATCAGCTCCCGCTCCTCGTCGCTCTGCAGGCCCTTCATGGCCTCGTTGCGCACTTCCAGCGTCCAGCGCCAGCCCGCCGGGGCGTCGTCTGGCTTCTCCCCGAACAGCTGGTTCAGGATATGCATGGACATCACACGGTCGTCCTGCGACGCCTCGCGGACCACGTCCAGGAAGCCGGTTTCGTTGGCCTTCTTCTGCTCGGCTTCCTGCTGCGCGATCAGCTGGCCCTGCATGTCGGGCACTGGAGCCGGCGGGCCTTCCTCGCCGGCGGCCACCCGTTCGAAGCCTTGGAGAGCGCGTGCCTTGACGGCGGCTTTCACCAGCTTTGCGCTGAGGCCTTCGGCTGCCGGCTTTACGGCCGGGGCGGTGATGGTGGGGCCCGGGACGGGCGGGCCGTCCCTCAGGGCCGAGGTTTCATCCAGCCCGCCGGCCATGCCGAGGGCGTCTTGCAGTGTGCGGTTGACCATGTGTTCCTCTCAGAGCAGCGCTAGGCTTGCCGTGGTTAGGGTGCGACGAAGGTAGCTCCGCCGGTGACATCGGGCACCCCTTGTTGCAGGGCCCCGGACTTCTTCATCGTGCTGTAGGCAGCTTCTAAACCGTTCAGGTGGTTGATCCTGGCCTGGAGCTGTGACCTGGTGATCCTGGCCCGGCGGAACTCGCCGCCGAAGTCGTCCTTGGGTAGGACCTGGTAGTCGAAGACGAACATGAACTCCCCGGGCTTGTTCGGGTCCGGGACCATGTTGATCATCGGGATGTCCACACCAGCGCGGCCCATCATGTCGGTCTTGATGTTGGGGTGCAGCTTCAACATCTCGTTGAGCAGCTGGCCCAGAGCCTTGTCGATGGTCTCGTTCTTCTCACCGGCGCCTTCGTTCAGCTTGGTGCGCCAGTTCTCCGGGATAGCCGGATCACGTCGAACTGCTCCGAAGTCTTTGAAGAACTCGACCCCGCGCCGCTTCAGCGTCACGAGAGCGTTCTGCAGTCTCAGCTCGGAAGTGTGCCCGGGCGCATCCTTCATGGCGGCAGCCAGGATGAACTGCAGCCCCGCGCGACCGTGCTTGCCAACCCGGTCCTTCAACCATGGAGACTGGTCGAACTTCTTCGCCCACTCCGCCACGGCGGCGGCATCTTCGGCCGGCAGGTCCACTCGCATGGCGCGAATCTGGCCCTCCTGGCGGGCCCGTTCCCAGGCGGCGTCCGGCGTCAGGTTCCCGGCTCGGAAGTTCCTGTAGTCCTCCAGCAGGACCTCCTGCTCGCGGTTGATGTAGTGCGCCTTCGCGGGCCCGGCAGCCTCCAGGACCTGCGCGATCCTGTCGATGTTCGGGTTCCAGGTCTTCGAGGCCAGCGTGTTGGTGATCTGCTGGGCAGGCACGAGCAGCCTGTGATCCTGGGCGCGGCGTAGCATCAGCGCCTGGCCCTCCGGCGGCAGCTGGGTCCACAGGGCGGCAGCGCGGCTCTGCATGAGGCGCACCCCGCCCTCGTCCAGGGAGGCCTCCGTGGAGGCGCTTCCGTCAGCGAAGCCCGGCTGGAACAGGAAGGCGTCCATCCGCGAGACCTTTGCCATCTCGGCCTGGGCGGCGGCCACCGCGTCGCGCCGGCTTGCGGCTTCCCGGGCCGCCGCTGCGGCTTTCTGCTGCTCCGCGTTGAGCCCGCGGGCCAGCAGGTTGTCCAGCTCGCTGGGCGGGATGTAGTCCACGTCCACGCCGGTGACATCCCGGGCGGCCTTGTTGATCTTCGCCACGGCGTCGGCCAGCGCCTTGGGGTTCACTGGCGGATCGACCCGCAGCGCGGCAGCGGCCGTGACAATCGAACCGGCCGCCGGGTTCTTGACGATGGCCTTGTGCAGGAGCTCGGACTGGACGCGCTGGCCCTCGATCCGGTACATGTGCTCCAGGCGGTCACGGTCGGCCGGGGGCAGGGCGTCGAACAGCCCGTTGCGGCGGAGGGCGCCGACCGCGCCGAAGTTCCCCGCCCGCATGGACTCCTCCAGGACCTGGGTCAGCAGGCGACCGTGGTTCTCGAAGTCGTCCCCGGCCTGCGGGGTGATCTGCGAGATCAGGAGGCCGGTGTGACGCTCCAGGTCCTCGGCGGTCTGAGTGGTCCCGGGCGACCGGGCCTCTTGGTCCCACTTCTCGAAGTTCTGGACGGCGGTCCTGATGAACTTGTGCTTCGCCAGGACGGCCTGCTCCTGGTTGAACTTGACGTGCTCGGCCGTGCTGATCTTCAGCCACTGCGGGGCAGCCTTGAGGAAGGCAGTCTGCATGGCCGTGTTCCGCAGCGGGTCGTCGGCCATGCTCCCCGCCAGGATGCGGGACAGGTACTTCGCGTGCTCGTGCGGGCTCAGCGTCCGCAGCTCCGGAAGTGCCTCCTGGAACTTCCGCTCCAGGGCAGCCGCGTCCTGCAGGCCCTCGTACACGCGGGCGCCCTGGACCCCGGCGCCTTCGCCGAAGACGGAGGCCCAGCCAGGGTGCTGCTCTGCGATCTCCTTGGCGGTCATCCCGCTGGCGACCTTGAGCATCCCCTCGATGAACTTGGTCTGCTCCTGCTCGGCCACCTTCTTGGCGACCGCCGGGGCGACGAAGGACATCAGCTTCCCGATCAAGGGACTCGCCTTGGCCGGTTGGAAGTTCACGCCCAGGTCGGGGTTGGCAACCTGGTGCTGGACGCCGGTGGAGACCTCAGGCCTGCCTTGTGGCAGGAAGATGTCGGGTGCTTGACCCGGTTCAGGGGCGAAGCTGTTCATAGGTCATCCTCCTTGCGGGGGTTGTGGGTTGCGCCATTCCTGCCACTTCTGCTTCAGGAACTTCGACATGTCGCCGGCGCTGAGCATGATGTCCCGCATGTTCAGCCCGGCGTTCATCAGGGCTTCCAGGTTGGACATCCCGGGCTCCGCCTGTCGCGGCGTGATGTTCGGGTCCTGAACGGTCGGCAGTTTGGTGCTCAGGTCCTGGCCGACGTAGGCGCCGCCGAGGGCGTCGCCGGCGTCCCGGCCGAGGAAGATGCTGCGGCGCTCGGCCGCCGCGAACTCCCGCTGCTCGGCCCGCGCGGTCTGCAGGGCGATGGCAGTGTCCAGCGGGTTCGCCGTGGACACGGTGCCCGCGAAGGCCGAGGCGGCAGCCTGGGCCCCAAGGGCCTCCTGGGCCCGGATGCGCCGGTCGGCTTTGTTAGCTGCCACCGTTTCCTTGGCAAGGAACATAGCCCCTATCAAGGCGTCGCGGCGCTCGGCACCTTGGTCCACTCGCCGGCGGTTGTTCACGTCCTGAACGAACCTGGCGAGGCCGGTCGTGGCGGCGCTGGCGAAAGTGCTCGCCGTGCGCACCTTGTTCTTCGCCGCGGCCTCGGCGTTGAACACGTTCTGGTTGATGCTGGCGATGTCCCGGGAGTGTTTGGCGTCCAGCAACGCGCCGGCCAGCTGCATCCCGGCGAAGGCTACCGCCAGGTTGTTCCCCTGCTTGGGGGCCGAAGTCTTGGTGTCGGCCATCAGAGTCTCCTTGCGCGTTGCTTGAGGTTCACGGTGTAGTCCATACCGACGATGGTCATCGGGGCCCACAGGGATGCCTGCACTCGCAGGACGTAGTCAGTGGGGGCGGCCAGAATCGGAATCGTAAGAGTGGCGTGTTGCAGGGGGCCTAGTTCCGTGATTGCGTCGGTGTCCGGGTCGGCCGTCAAAGGCTCTAGGACGTCTCCGACTTCGGCCGGGTCAAGGGGGTCCCCGCCCTGCCCTGGCACGACCTGGCCGCTGGTGTCAGGCGCGGGGATTGCCGCCGGGGGTTGCCACCTTCCGGTGCAGCCCGGCGGCCAGCACGCCTTGGTCAGTGTAATGCTCATCGCGAGTGCTCCTGTAGCTGAAGTTGTGCCAGAATGACGGCTTTCGGAGGGGCTGGTTCACCCCGCGCAGCACGGTCACTTGATCTCGCGAGAAGAACCGATGCGGCAGATGAGTGACGGACCAAGGGCAGCTGAGCCCTAGGTCCCTAGGGACGGCGTCGATGTCGAACCAGAAGAAGTTGCCGTCAGGCGCCCAGGCGTTGGGGCCCGGGGCGGTGACCAGCCACGCGCAGGTGAACGGGTTAGTGGGAGTGTGCCCCACCAGCGCGGAGTGCATGGCTTCCCCCCACGCCTTCCCGATCCACGCGCGTGCCGGCGGCCAGCGGTCGGAGCAGCCCTTGCTGTGCGAGTAGTACACCTGCCCGGTGCACCCGAGGTCCTTCAGGATGCGCACGCTGGTCTCGAACGTACTCGCCTCCCACTGGCGCCTGGGGTCCGTCGTGGTGTGGACCACGGCGCCTGGGGCCAGGACCTGAACCTCGGAAACGGGCTCCAGCCCGGGCCCCTGTACCACGCCGAGCACAACCGGGCCCGGGAGCCCCAGGGCGGGGCGCAACATGGCTCGCCACTCGGACCCGGCCCGCGGGTAGACGTGCGCGATCACCCCGCTCATAGGTACTCCAACGTCCCAATCATGACGTGCAACTTGGTGATCGTTTCCCCGAGGTCCGTGTCGTACTCCTTGCCGACGATGATCACCACAGGGACCTCCTCGCCGTCCACTTCGACGGTGACCGAGGTCCACACGAAGCTCGGGGTGGCCCCATACGTGTCTCGTAGAGCCTCGAAGCCCTCCATGGCTGTGCCTGCCTCAGGGAACCCGCCAAACCATGGGACGCTGAAGAAACTTTCAATCCCGACAGGAAAGCCGGTAGCGCCGACACCGATCAGTGCGCCACGCCGGTGGTTATTTATCATGATGTCATCATCCGGGACCACTTCCAAGGTGCGGTAGGCTCCAGGGCCTTCCTCCACCAGGTCCGGGAAACTGAACCATCCTACGCGAGTAACCTCCTCGGGCGACACTGGAAGCCCTTGCAGGTTCCCCCAGTCCGCCACCGCGACATCGTCCGACATTCCATACTCTATCTTCGCGGCCAATGAATCCGGCGGCGCGGCAGCGGTGGCGGTGCCGAGCGCTAGGACCTCGGAAATGGGTTCCGGGCCGATGAACTCCTGTACCACCACAGCGTTTCCCGACACCCCGTCTGGGGGCGTCAGGTTGGCAGGAAGGCCGACACCAATCCACCCGTTGTCGCACGGCCACGTGTCGCCGCCGAGAAGCACAAGGAACGCGGCGTTCGCAGTGGTGCACTCCGACCACGGGTAGCCGATGTTGTCGTAGGTCTCGCACTCCACGCCCGTCGGGTCGAGCAGCGGCTGGGCCTTGCTGCCGCGGAAGGTGTGGAAGAACGACTGCCCGTTGCGGGACGCCAGGTCGTAGGCCACCCCGCCGGAAGAAGCCAGCTGCACCGTCGCCGTGCTGACAACGGTCTCGGTCGCCAGCTGAGACGGCCCGTCTGCGGGCACCTGTGGCGACGTGAAGGAGACTTCGGACGTGTAGATGAACCCGTGCCAGGTCGCGCTGGGCACCAGCCCTGGGGTTGCCAGGTCGGCCAGCCGGGTCACGCCCTGGTAGCCGCCCACGCGACCGGTTGCGCGGGCCTGCAGCCGCTTGTTGCCGACGCCCGGGCCGGGGGCCGACACGAACGTCGTGGACTGGTGCAGGAAGTCCAGGTACGGGAGGTCACTCACGTCCGCGGTCAGCGGGATCGACATAGTGCACACCAGGTCCTTCTCCCCGCCCGCGAACACGGCGGCCACCAGAAGCAGCTTGCCGTCCCGGATCGAGGCGGACAGGATGCGCGTGCCAGGGAACCCGGCGATGTTCCACCTGTGCCAAGCCTCCATGACCCGCTGGGGGCCGCGGTCGCCGTCCCGGTCCACGAACTGGTAGAGGAACAGGTCCTGAGAGCCGTCCGTCCGGATCACGACCACGTCCGGGGTGTCGCCGACGGTCAGGGACACAGCCTTGCCCTTGAGGTAGCTGTCCAGCTCGGCCGACAGCTCCAGCAGGAACGGGCTGTTCTCGACGAGGCCGGGGCGCACCTGGTACAGCGCGGCGCTTCCGGCGCTGTCCTTCAGCAGGAACATGAAGTTCCCGGCCACGAAGGCTGGGACCCCGCCTGCGCCGGAGATGCTGGCGAGCACAGACGCTGAGGCCGTGGCCGGCGTGAGGGCCTGGCGCCCGGGGATGACGTACTGCCGCTTGTCCCCGTTGATCATCAGGCTGCGGTCGTACACGGCCATGCTGCGGAGCGCGTCGTCTTCGCCGCCGAGAATCTGGAACCCGACGGGGTCAGACGCGACCGACGTCACCACGCTGCCCGGGAACAGGTTGAAGTAGTCCCCGGTGCGGGAGGTCGCCAGCGTGCCGCCGCTGGTGCCGATGATGAGGCGGTCCTGGAACACTCCGAGGCCGGTGACGCCCACGTCAAGGAACGCCGGGGTGGGCACTGAATCCTCGTCGCCGCAGTCGCTGGGCACGTAGTTCGGGAGGGAGAGCCCGGTTGCGTTCTCCAGCCAGTCCAGGTCGGAGCTGATGTAGAACTCGCCGTTGTGCACCGTGCCGACTGCGAACAGCTGGTTGATGTCGATGCGCGAGCCCGCGGTCTCCTCCCAGGTCACTTGGGCCGGGGCGCCCGTGGACTGGTCTTTCGCGACCGCCTTCACGTAGAAGGTGACGCCGGCGGCGTCGTTCGTCGGGCGCACCTTCACGACTTTGCCGGGAAGAGCCACCGTGGTCAGCGCCTCGGGGGAGCTGACGGTGTTCCCGGTGCCGCGGATGAGGCTGTTGTCCCCGCCGTCCGAGACTTCGATCTCCTCGACGCTCGGGTCGTCGATCACGACGGTCGAATCCCGCACGGTAACCGTGCTGCCCGGCGACAGGAAGCCGCTGGTGACGAGCAGGTCCCGCAGGCGCTGGGCGATGTTCTCGGGGGTCGCGTCCGCGAGCGCTTCGCCCGCCCACCGGGTGGCCCAGCTGTTGAACTGGTTGGTGCGGTCGTTGACCTTCTTCGTGTACTCCGGGTCGTTGGGCAACAGGTCAGACGTGTCCAGCACTCCGGGGTAGCTGGCCTGGCGGGTCGTGTACGTGACCGTGAACTTCTGGTTGCCTCTGATCAGCGTGATGCTGAACGGCCGGCTGTACGCGCCGCCCCTGACCCACACGGCGTGGTGCCGCTGGTTGGCCTCGACTGCCCACGTTGCCGTCCGGGTGTACGCCGGCGCCAGGCCCTTCGGGGCCATGACGATGAAGCGGCCGACAGCGGTGGCCGCGGCCACGCCGTTGTTCTCGATGGCGTCCAGCACGTCGTCCGAGGGCGGCGTGTTCACGTCCAGCAGCTCTCCGGTCTCGCGGTTCACCACGATGAACGGCGGAGCGCTGGAGGCAGGGTCCTTGGCCCTGTACCTGGTGACGACCTCGTAGTCGTTCTCGCCGACGCTAAACTGGTACGCCCGGAACGACGCAGCGTCTTCGGGGGTTACTTCGCCGCCCAGGGTGTCCGACTTGAAGTCCAGCACTTTGGAGCCGTGCCTGCGGCCGAGCCCGCGCACCGGGTCGCAGAACATGTTGATCTGGTCCGCGTGCTGCTCCGGGCGCCGGAGGTACGGGGGCTTTTGGCTAACTCCCCCGAGCACGGTGGGCAAACTGAAGTTCAGCATGAAGGTCTCCTCAGTAGCGGATGTACGGGCGGCTGCCGCGGGCGCGGAGGACGTTGTAGGCCGTCAGCGGCCGGTGCAGCAGGTTGGTCCGATAGTGCCGGTCCTGGGCGATCCGGAGGCGCAGCGCCGAGCCCGCCGCCTCCCGCACCAGGTGCTGGCGGTCACCGCTCCCGTAGGCCTCGTGGAATTTCAGGACGACTGCGTCGTGTACGGCCGCTTGCGCCGCGTGCGGCAAGTCCTGGAAGTTCAGCTCGAACACGCACTTGATCGTGCGTTTCGTCTTGATCGTTTCCCCTCCTGGGATAGAGACCAGGATACCCGGTACTTGGTAGGCCAGGGGCTCGCCGTCAGCAGAGACCACGTCCAGCACGTTGCACGGCAGCTGGTCGTCAACCCGCCAGTCGTTGTCTTCGTCTGGAACAACATCCACGAGCCGAGTGTTGAACCACCAGGGGGTCTCCTGCAGGTCCTTCAGGGTCTTCTTGATCAAGGCCACGATGGCCGACGTGTACCTGTCGGGCCGCGCCAGGCTGGTGCGAGGGGCCTGCCCGATGCTCGCCAGGCAGGCGTTCACGATGTCGAGTTCAGTGAGCATTGGGCAACCTCCTAATGCAAAAGCGAAAAAAAGCCCCGCCATCCTTGGAGGGATGAACGGGGCTCTTGGCCGATTAGGGCTTGTAGATCGAGCCCGCGAACTCGGCGCGGCGGACGGTCGCACCGTAGCTCATGTGCGCGTCCACGAAGTGCTTCTTCTGCGTGCGGTCGTAGAAGACGTCCGTGGTCAGCGGGATCGTCTCGCCAGCCAGCAGGGCGCGCGGCGCCATCAGCGTAAGCACGGCCTTCGTGAAGTTGCCGTTGTAGGCGTTGTTGTTGTTCGGCGTGCTCAGCGGGTGGGCCGTGATGTTCTGACCAGCCGGGTAGTTGTTCGACCGGCGGACGGGAACACCATACGCCTTCAGGACCATGCCGCTGATCTTGTTGCCGTCAGCGGTGATGTATTCCTGGTTGATCAGCTGCTCGGCCTGCAGGAGCGTGTAGAACACGTCCGGGCGGCAGGCGGCGATGACGTCGTCGTTCTGCGGATCGACGTCCTTCAGCTCCAGCTTGACCATCAGGCGGGCCAGCGCAGCGACCAGCTTGGCCGGGTCAGCAGCGTCGCCGGCGTTCGCCAGGGTCTCGATGCTGCCGCCAGAGTGACCGGCTGGCTTGCCGGAGACGCCCATGCTGAAGGCAGACTCGGTCATCAGGGACGCCTTGATGCCCTGGATGAACATGGCCTGATCCCACAGCTTGGCGAGGGCCTTGCCGTGCTCGTTGGCGACCTCGCGCTGCTTGTCGAAGTTGGTCTGGAAGACTTCCAGCAGCGGGAAGACGGCGCGAGCCAGGACCACGGTGTCGATGGTCAGCGTGTTCTTGGCGAAGTCGTTCTTGGTGCCGTCCGGAGAAGCGCCAGCGGGGTCCAGCACCTGGATCGTGGACTGGCCGACCGCGTCGTCGCGGATCGTGGCGGTGCCGCGAACGGTCTGGATGGGAACCCAGCCCTGCAGGGCGGAGCGACGGAGGAGCGTGCCCTCCACCATGCCGGTGAAGCGCTCGATGACGAGTTCGAGGGGGTCCGTGCCGCCGTTGGCAGCATTCGGACGAGTGACATTGAAGATGTCGTCCAAAGCCATTTGAAAGGTCCTTTCAGGAAGTCAGTGACTGTGCCAGTATAGGGATCAACCGCGATACGCGGCACGGCGTTGCAAAAGCGCCTTGTACTCCGGGCTTCGGGCCAGGGCGTTGGTACCGATGCGGGCGGTCAGCGAGGCCAGCTCGGTGCGGAAGCTGGCCGGGTCGAGGGCGGCAGTCGGAGCCGCCTGTCCGCGGGCAGCGGTGGCCGGCAGGGCAGCGGGCTTGGCTTCGGGCGCCTTGCCGTGCGCCGCCTCGTAGGCGGACACCAGGTACTTCGCCGCGATCTTCGCCTGCAGGCCGCCGGCCTTCATCATGGCGTTGATGGCGTCGCGCTCGGACTCGTCGGCCTTGTCGGCCGCCCAGGCGCGCACCTTGCCCCACTGCTCTTCGCCGCCGGCGACCTCGTACACCATCTTGGCGGTAGCCTCACGGGCCGCCTTCTCCGCGGCAGCCTTGGCCTCGACGTGCTCCTCGGCCAAGGCCAGGAACGGCTCGAACCCCTTCACGTCCTTCGCGGTCAGCCACGCCTTGACGGGGCCAAAGTCACCGGACTCCAGGGCGCCCTTGACCAGCGGGTCCGAAGGCTTCAGGCCTGCCTGGGCCAGGAACTGCAGGCTCACGTCCAGCGCGGCGGCGCCGGTCTTGATCTCCTCGACCGGCTCTTGCTTGTTCAGGTCGATGGGAGGGTTGCCCGCTGGCTTCCCCTCGGGCTGGCCCTGGGTGCCAGCTTCTCCGGGCGCCCCGGGGACGGTCTCGTTGGTGCCTTCGGTCTTGTTCAGATCGTTCTGGTCACTCATTCTTGCACTGCTCCTTGCGCCGCGGCTTGCCCCGCGGCCTTGGCGGTTTCCGCCTGCACTTCAGCTTCGCGCTGCGCGGCGTCGGCTTGTTCAACTTCCTGGGCGGAGTACACGTAGCGCTTCGCGTCCACTCCGCACATGGTGGCGAAGTCCGTGAACAGGTTGTCCAGCTTCAGCCACTTCGAGACGTGGGGTGGGAGGTTGCCCACGTTCACGGCCTTGTCAAGAAACCTTGCCAAGTTCTCGAAGTCCCCGTTGCGGGAGAGGGCGTCCAGCCCCGTCACCACAGTAGGTTCGATCTCGTCCTTGGTGAAGGTGATCTTCTCCTTGCGCAGCAGCCACAGGCCCAGCGGCAGCTGCATGTCCACCGCTAGCCGGCTGTAGCCGCCGCCGAGGCCGGTCTCCAGCTCCGTGGCGATCATCCGGATTTCCTCGGCGGTGACGCGCTCAGCGTCCCGGGTCATCGCGGACGACAGCAGGAACACGCGGCCGATGCGCTGGATGTACTCCTTCGCTGCGGCCATCTGCACCTGCATGGCAGCGCCGACCTGGCCGGCACTGTTCACCAGCGACAGGTCGCCCTCTTGCCCACGCAGGACCTCGCCGTTCTGCGACTCCTTGAAGTCCTCCGGGGTGTACGCGGCGGCCGGCGACAGCAGCCACCTGTACTCGGAGGCCAGGATAGCGCCCTCGATGACAGCGCGGCTGAGGGTGCTCAGCGCCTCCAGGTCGCCTTCGCAGGTCTGTACCAGGCCGCTGCCGTAGTTCGCCTCGTCGGCCAGGCGCCAGGTCAGGACCAGGTACGGCATATCCTGGTCCTTCGAGTACGTGGCCCCGAAGCCGGGAAGCTCGAAGTCATCGACCCACTGGGTCTCGACCATCTTGCCGTCCGGGCCGCGGCGCACGAGGATCAGGAAGTCCACCATGCCGGCGGGGCCGACGTGGTTGCGGTAGCGGGCCTGGATGTGCGGAGGGCACGCCTCCTGGGCTTCCATCGACAGCTCGTCGAACTGCACTCGCTCCCGGATGACCAGGGTGTGCAGGCGCCCGGCGATGTCGCGCTTCACGACGTAGCGCTTCAGGTTCAGGACCCGGATGGGCGGGTCCTTGTCATCCTGGCCGAGAATGACCAGGACGTTGCCGAGGGCCAGGATGTGGCTCATGGCCTCGAACAGCTTGGGGCGGATGCTGAGCTGGTCCATTCGCTTCACGGCCCGGCGCTCGGCCGCCGCCAGGGAAGCCTCCAGGTCGGTGATGGACATCCCCTCCGCCTCCGCGGCGGCCAGCAGCGCCGGCCCGGGGTCCAGCCGCAGGAACGGCCGGCTCGGCGCGAACAGCGCCAGGATCATCTTCGTGGTCAGGTGGTTGAGGACCATCGCGCCGAGGCTCTGCCAGTCGTTGGCAGTACCGTCGCGGTCAGGGTCTCCACCTTCCGGGGTGAGCAGGGTCTGGTCGGTCAGGGACGCGAAGCGCTCGATGCGATGCATCAGCGTCGCGCGTTCCGCGTCCAGCCGAGTCCACAGCTGGAGGGCGTTCTCTTGGCTCATCGCGAGACCTCCGCGAACGATTCCCTCCGCCGACGACGGGCGGCCTCACGCTCCTCGGCCGTGTCGCCGAGGGTGATCTCGGCCGTACCGGCCCGAGCTTGGCGCTCGGCTTCTTCCTTGGCCTTAGCCTCCAGCAGCAGGTTGTCCTGGATGAACTTCCGCTGCGTGTTCGCGGCCTCGGCCTGGACGAACAGCTCGCGCTCCGCCGAGGCGGCCTCTTGCGCCAGCTGGCGCTCCGCGAGGAACGCCTGCTTGGCGGCGCGCTTCTTCGCGCTGCGGTTGGATGCGGCGCCGGCCGCGAGACTAGCGACAGCCAGTCCTCCGAGAATCACAGGCATAGTGTCCTCCTTCAGTAACGGTTGACGGGTGCCGCCGAGAAGCGGCCCTGGATGCCAGGGCGAATCTCGGTGGGTTGATATTCCGCCCCGTTGGTCGGGTAGAGGACGCTTCCTGGCACCGCGACGAAGTTGGGGTTGCTGGGCGTGCGCCAATGAAAGAACACGCCGGCGTCAGCTTGCCCGTCGAAGTGCTCGATCCACACCGGGACGAACTGGTCTTCCACGAAGTTGAACACCCCGGTGTAGTCCCAGGCGGCGGCGTTGTTCATGTTGTCGATGGCGATCCTGCCGTTGATGTAGAGCTGGGCGCCGTCGTCGTGCCCGAGTCTGAACTGGTACTGCCCGGTCTCCGGAATCTTGATGCTCCCAGTCCACCTGGACGAGAAGTTGAGCGCGACACCAGGCTGGGGCGAAGTGAACCTGTCCCAATAGATGTTCGGTACTTCGATGCCCTCGTACACAGGCTGCCCGACACGGTCCAGGTTGTTGTAGTACCGGACGAGCAGGCCACCGGGCGTGAACGTGGGCGGGTCCGCTTCCACGTCCTCCGCCAGGATCAGCGTCCCGACCTGGGCCCACGCCGTGCAGTACGACGTGCCGGTGTACCAGGTGTCCCCGACGCTGAAGTCCTCGATCAGGGCTGACACCAGGCGCTCGCCGCTTGAGGCTCCGCGCTGCAGCTGCCCGGCGGTCACGGTCACCGACCCCAGGCCGGTGTTGATGGTCTGCAGGACCTGGCCGGTGTCTCGCTTGTAGGTTACGGAGGTTAGCGCGACGCTGGCGCTGTAGGACCCGCCGCCCTGGGCGTCAACGGCGTCCTTGAACGCCTGGCTAAGGGTGAGGGTAGCGTCCACGATGATGCGCTGCCCAGGCTTGTACCCTGGGGCGCTTGGGCGGGCGAACGCCACACCGTTCAGAGTGAGAGTAGTCATCCTACTACGAATCCTTCCCGAAGTCTCTTGAGGGTTGCTTGAACCCCCAAGATGTAGCCGGCTGACAGGTCGGTAGTCTTGTCAGTCAGAATCGGGGGAGGGAGTGTCTTCTCCAGGTGTTCGTACATCTCCTTGGTGAGACGTACTACTTCCCGTACCTTAGTAGGGTTCTTGGAATCTTCCATAGCGATCTCCTAGTAGGCCAGTATAGGTACCGTTCCTGTTCAGCTGAAGAAGAACTCACTGTCGAGTACTCCCTCCAGGTTCAGTGAACCCATAGCGGGAACCGGAGGAAGATCACCGAGTTCCAGGAACCTGGCTCGGAAGTCCTCCAGTGGGTTGTGGTTCCGGTACATGGCAACGAACTCCTCGCGCAGGACGCGCGCCATGCGGTCGGTGTCGGCGGCGTGCGTGGCGAACGAGTCGTGCACCATCGCCAGGCTTCGCACACCTTCGGCAGCCAGCCTGGCTGTCGTCAGGTGCATGTGCGCGGCGTCCATGCTGTGCACGAAGTTCGGCGCCATGCCCTGGGCGTGCTGCCTGCAGTCCGGGCTGTCGTTCTCACTCAGCACACGGATGCGGACGGTGCCGTTCAGGTGCGTGCGGATGCGGTGCACCTGCACGTCGAAGTACGCCTGGGACGCGACGAAGCCGCTAGGCGTGACCCACGTCAGGACCGGATCGTCGGCGACCTGGGCTAGCCGGTCGGAGACCAGCTTGCCGGCAGCGGACAGCCAGTTCATGGCTTCCCTGGACTTCACGACGACCTTGCCGATGGCGGGGTGAATGTACTTCATGGCCTCGCCAGCAGCGGCCCAGTACTCATGCGGCTCGAACTCGGGCGCCTTGCCGGGCTTGAGGTAGTCCTCGACTACGTACTCGCGGGCGCTCCTGGGTTTGATCCCGTAGGGTGTGGTCATGACCGGGCGCTTCGTCACGCTCCGGTTGATCTTGTGGGCCAGCCAGCGGTCCCCCAGCTCAGAGCGCTCGGGGTCGGCCTCCAGGTCCGCCTGTGCGGCCTCGGCGACCCTGGCGTACACGTCGCTCTTGGTGTCGGACGGCGTAAGGTTCGTGGCCTCCCCGCCGATCTCGTCGCGCAGCATGGCGGAGAAGTGCTGCAGCCCGTTGCAGGACCCGTCCAGGGCCACCGGGATGCGGGACTCGAACCCGTGGGGGTCGCGCATCCACTGCTCGAACTCCAGGCACCAGGCCAGGAACTGCAGTGGGTTGTCGGCGTCGGCCCACTCCAGGTTGTTCTCCGGGTCAGCGGCGATCCGGAGGATCAGGTCCCGGTTCGACCGTACCCACTGCTCACGCTCCGGCAGCGGGGCGGAGTCGAAGCCCCAGCTGTTCGCGCCGTGCACGAGGAACCAGCGCACCGCGGAGTCCGTACGCAGCGGCTTCCCCTCCGCGAACTCCAGCAGCGCCTTCTGCAGGTCGCTGCCCTGCGGGTTGAGGCCGTAGGTCTGCGGGTACGCCCGGCCGCGGCTGTCCAGGAAGTACACGAAGAACAGCTCCGGGTAGTCCTTGAACATCAGGGCCTGCCGGGTGGCCGTGTAGAACCGGCCGAACTTGGTCCCGCGCAGCTTGACCTCCTCGTACCAGCTGACCATCGCCCTCTTCCAGGCCCGCAGCTGGGCCTCCTGCTCCGGCGTCATGCCGTTCGGCAGCTCGGCGTCCATCCAGGGCATCCGTTCGGGCTTCGGAGGCTCCACCTGGGTCTCGATCTCGCCGAGGCTGTGTCGGGTCTTGGCGACCGCCAGGACGACCTCCAGGACCCGCTTGTTGACCCGCCAGGCGGTGTTCTGGAGCGCGTTGACGGCGGCGCACGGGATGCTCAGGTCAGCGGCGGCCACGGCCGGGCGGGCGCTGGCGTGCGCCTTGACCAGGTAGCGGTGCGCCTTCCGCATCCGCGGGGTGTGCCAGCCGCCTCCGGTGTTGCCGTTCCACGGCAGCGGGCGCTCGACGCACGGGCCCAGCGTCGGGCTGGTCTCGGCCAGGTAGTCCTTGATCTTGACCAGGGTCTGCCGGACTTCCGGCGCCAGGGTCACGACACGGTACTCTCGCTTGTAGTTCACGCGCTGCAGGCTCGGGCCGATGATGACCATGCCCAGGCCCTCCAGCCGCCCGAGCAGCCACAGGCCCACCTGGTCCCGGGCGCCGATGCCCCAGGCGTTCAGGTCCAGGCCGGCCTTCTTCGCTTGCATGGCGTACACGGCCATGCGGTGCCGCTCGCTCTTGCTCATGCGCCTGGCGAAGTCCTTGGCGAGCGTGTGGTACAGGTCCGGCGCCAGGTCCTCGAAGCGCTCCAGGACCAGCTCCCGGTGCACGGTGCGGCCGAGAGCGTACCCCAGGCCGCGGTGGTGCTGCTCCTCGCCGGTCAGTAGCGCCGCCAGGGCGTGCCGCACGGCCAGGTAGGCCACGGCGTCCGGGTCGAGCGGCTTCATAAGGGCGACGTGCGCCATGCCCTGCCCAGGCTCCGGGCTGACGACCGCCTTCCGGATGATCTCCGCCAGCGGCTGGACGAAGGCCCGATACACGTGGCCGGCGTAGGGGGCGTCCCCCGCCCGCCCCTTGACCTCGGTTTCGTCCAGCTTGGCGAGCATCCGGGACCGGCCGTCAAGGTACATCTTCTCCTCGACTTCGACCTGGGTCATCATGCGTCGGGCCGCTCCTTGTCGAACCGCTGCCCCTTGAACCTGGGCTCCCGGAGCAGGCCGGCCTCGGTCATCCCCATGTACTCGATCTCGACGATAGGTGACGGGTCCAGCGGGGCGTTGAACCAGTAGTCACGCTCGGCGTCGGAGAAGCCGGTGCCCACGCGCTGCACCTTGTCCCCGAGCTTCAGCAGCAGGGCGCCCATCTTGCCGGCGTGCTTCCCTTTGCCCTCCTCCACCCCGACAACGGCGAGGTCGATTGTGAGGGTGGGCTTGACCTTTACGATCTGCCCCGCCTTGGCAAGGCCGGTGGTGTACGGGGCCTCGGGGTCTCGGAGAATGATCCCGTCATACCCAATTTCCTCGGCCCAGTACCTCGATTCCTCCTCCGGGTCCACATGCTCCGACCGAAAGCTGATCGTGTGAAACAGGGAGTCGCCGGGCCCACCGAGGCCCAGCTGCGGGCACAGGGACTGGAGCTGGGAGTAGCGGAACCAGTACGGGTCGGTCGGGTCCAGAACCATGTCGAACAGCACGAAGTCCAGGTCCGTCTGCAGATCGTAGCTGCGGACCATCCCGCTGATCTTTGCCTGCGGCGTGTTGGGCACCCACAGCTCACCAAGCAGCAGGGTGCCTGGCGACAGGCACAGGCCCTTGATCCCCTCCAGGATGTGCTCGCAAGACAGGATCGGTTGCCCCGTCCGGGTCTCGATGCGCCACTCCTCCCCGTCCTCCGGGACTCGGACCATGCCGAACACGCCGTCGTACTTCGGCTGGTAGGCCCAGCCGGCCGCCACCATGGACTTCAGGGACGGGTACTCCTTGCGGGTGCTGGCGGACAGCTTGTCGTACTCCACAGCCTTCAGGATGCGGTATTCACTCACGGAAGTACTCCTCGTCGCTACGGTTCAGGGCGTCGTTGACCTTTCGGTGGAGTTCCGAGAAGGTGTCTCGGAACTCCACGGACTCGACCAGTCTGGAGTACAGGTCGGCCAGCCGCTCGTCCGGCCAGTTGGGCAAGAAATCGTCCAAGGCCAGGTAGATGTGCCGCTCCAGGGCTTCCTCCGGAACGTCAAACGTGTAGGCGTCGATGACCACGGCCAGGGTCAGCGCCAGCGGATGATCGGTCAGGTGGTCTTGCATGACTGCAGCTCCCTGATCGCCATCTCCAGCTGGAACATGGCGTCAGTTGCGACGTGCGCCAGTTGAAGCAGGCCGGTCTCCTTGTCCCGGGTCAGGTGCGCGGGCACCCCTGTCATCTTCGCTTCCTTGGCCGCGTCCAGCATGTGCCGAAGCTGGGCCGCCCGGTACCTCAGCTGGAACGGCTCGACGCCCTGCCAGGACCCGCGCTCGTAGGGCACGGGCTGCTTCTTCGTGATGGCCCACTGCAGGACCTCGGTCACCGCCTCCAGGGCGTGTGGCAGGTCGTCGAACAGCAGGGTGATGTCCAGCTTGCCATTGTCGTCCTTGCGGCCAGGCACCTCCGTCTGGCGGGTGGGCAGCTCGTCTGGCCCCGGCCCGCGGCCGACGTTCGGGTACAGTACCTCGATGTCACTCATGCCGTTCTCCTCAGATGGAGGCCAGGGTGGCCTTGCGCTTGCCCAGGGACGCCTCGGAGTACCTGCCGCGGGACCAGCCAAGGCAGGAGTTGCAGTGGTACCTGGGGTACTTGCCCACGTTGGTGTAGGCGTAGCCGCGCCTGGTAACCTCTGTGCTGCCGCAGCGCGGGCACCTGGGTTCTTCGTCGTCCACATGCGCAGCGACGTTCGGGTGGTTAGCCACCCACGGCCGCAGCCGCAGGTACACTTCCTCCATCGCCAGCACGTCCGGGATGTTGTACCGGCGCATGGCATCCCACGCCTTCTGGTTTCCGGCCAGGCACTCGGACCACAGCTCGAAGCCGGGGAACTGCCGGTGCGAGGACTTCTTCACACGGCTCAGGTACGTGCTCAGCCACTCCAGCTTGTTGCTGGTGAACGCGGCGACCTCCCTCGCCATGAGCATGGTGTCGATGACCTTCACCGGCGCCGGCGGCGGCATCCCGTGCATCAGCATCCGGGCCCTGATCTTGCGAAGGTCGAATCGCTTCCCGTTCTGCGCGATCAGGAAGTCGTCGGCGTCCATGATCTCCCACAGCTTGGCGACGATGGCGGAGTCGTTCCGGACGTCCTTCTCCTTGCTGGTGTCCAGGTAGATCAGCTCCTTGCGAGGGGCGCCGAGCCGCTTGTAGCAGAAGCTCAGGATGCTCCACTCCTGGTGAATCTGGTTCAGGCCGACGTTCTGGTCGAACAGGCCCCACACGCTGGCCCCGATGGGCGCGGTCTCGATGTCGATCAGTCCGATCTTGGGTTCGCTCACTTCGTTCCTTTGCGTGCGGCCCGTGCCTTTCGGGCCTTCTCGTTACGGGCGAGGCGCTTCTCCTCGGGCGTCTTGTGCGTCGGATGCAGCAGCCCGGTACGGTTGGTCTGGTGCTTCTGCAGGTAGCTGGGAGCGCCCTGCAGGAAGGCGGCCAGGTTCTTGACCCCGTACCTCCGGTAGTTGTTCTCGATCTTGCCCAGCAGGGCGTTGCACGATCTGTGCAGTACCCCACGAATCGCGCCGGTGTCGTGGTCGTGGTCCAGCACGGCGTCCTCGTCGGCTATCAGGCCCCGGCATACCCCGCACACCCGCTTCTGCTTGAGCAGCAGCTCCTGGCGCACGGCGGCGACCTCCGAGTACTTCAGCTTCCTCAGTGACATCCCACGCTCCTGTGAACGCGCTCCACGATCTCGAAGGATGCCCAGCGCAGGGCCTCCATCGGGTTGCCGTCCTGGCACACGTTGAGGAACCAGGACTGTTGGTCGTTCCGCATCCACAGCAGGATGCCCTGCTCCAGCAGCTCGACCTCGGCCCGGCCGTTGTCGTAGAAGGAACCGTACATGCTCAGGACGATCTCCAGCGCTTCCTTCCGGCAGGTCGCCGGCGCCAGCGCCTGGGCCGCTGTCACCGGGCCCACACGCGCCAGCTTGGCGCCTTCGTGCGCCCGGAAGAACGGCAGGCCGGGGATGTTGTCGGTCGAGTCCCCCTGCAGGCACTGCAGCCAGAACCACTTCTCTCCGTACACCTTGCCGTTGAACTCGGACTCGAACGTCCCCTCGGGCAGGGGGTGCATGACGTAGTCCTTCCAGTCCAGGTGCAGGCCTGGCACCATGCGCATGTCCTTGTCCTCGGTGTAGATGACCGTCTTGTCCCAGCCGTGCGCCTTGGAGTGCTTGGCGAACAGGTCGTCTGCCTCGGACGTGAACGTGATGTCCACCGGGAACGGGATGTCCCCGTCCTCCATGAGGCGCCGCAGGTACTCCCAGTTCCGCGGCCGGCGGGAACTGGCGCGCTTGCCCTGGTACGGCGCGCGGGCGGCCACGGCGTACCGGTAACCCTTGTGTGAGGATTGCCCGGTGAGCAGGACCACTACGTCGCTGGCGCCGCTGGCCCGGCGGGCCTCGTCAAGGCGGAGCAACAGGCGGTCCCGAGACTCACCGGGATCGGTGGCGTCCGAGCCGGCGCACGAGTACGCCAGCCCGTCGCCGTCAGCGAACAGCACGCGGCCAGGCACCGAGGACGCTCGGACCATCGGTGCCGCCGCTGCCGCTGCTTCGATGCTGTCGAGCAGGGCCTTGTCCATCAGTACGGGATGCCGTCGTCGTCGTCGGCCAGGCCGTTCAAGGCGTCAGCGCCGTCCTGCGCCTCGGGGATGTCCAGGTCGTCGTCGCCGGCGCCGCTGAGCAGAGCGTGGATCGGGCTGCCCTTGAAGTTCAGGGCGGCGCGAATCTTCTCCTGGTACACGTTCTTGGACTTGGCCGGCTTGATGACCTTGCCGCTGTCGTCGGTCACGGCCTCCCACTCGCCGTCCACGAAGATCGAGTCCCACTGCAGCTTGTCGGGCTTGGCCCACACGAACACCTTGATCGGGCTCAGCGGCGCGGCCACCTTGACCTCGACGAGCGTGTCGGTCTCGGAGTCCAGGACGCGCGGCGGCTCGATCAGGAAGCCGCGAGCCTTGTCTTGCAGCTCGGCCGCCACGCCCTCGCTGCCGTCCGCTCGCTTGTACTTCCGGTGCACGACCTCGCCCAGGTAGGCGCGGCCCAGCAGCTGCACCATGTGCACCGCGTCGCCGGCGTAGTTCATGCGCTGGAACAGCTTGAAGAAGTTGGACTTCTCGTTGAGGGAGTACGTCATCTCGAAGCTGATGACGTGCGGCACCTTCTTGCCCTCGTACTCGCGAGGCTGGTGGTTCTTGCCGCTCAGCTCGAAGAACAGCCGGACCTTGTCCGCGACCTTCGGCTGGCCCATGTACTTCTCCTCGTGACGGCCAAGCTCGACGTAGCCGACGAAGCGGAGCCGGCAACGACCGGCCGCTGGCGGGACGTAGTCGCCGCTGCCCCCGCGCTGGGGCTTGGTCATGTCGATGTTGTTCTCGGCGGCGACAGCGGCGCCCAGCTTGGTGAAGTCGATGCTCATTGGGTTTCCTTCAGGTAGTTGGGCACGAAGCCCTTCATGTACGTGGCGCGCAGTTCCGCGCGCAGCTCAGCGGCCCGGGAGTTGATGCCGGGGATTGGGAGTTCTTCGATCATGGACTGCCCCCAGGTCGTGTCCGAGGGCACAGGGAGGGCGATGTCCCAGCTGAAGTGCCAGGCCATCAGGTCGGAAGCGGCCTCCATGCAAGCATGGATCAGGGCAGCTGCCTCGAAGGCCACGTCCGGGTGCACGTCGGCCATCGCAGAATCGTGCACGGTGTTGACCAGCAAGGCCTTGCCGTCGAAGTTCTTGCGAGCGTAGAAGGCCCGGACCAGCAGCCACATGGCCGCCTTCATCCACTCGCCGCCCGTGCCCTGCACGACGTAGTTCTTGATCTCGGTCGGCGAGAACCCGCTCGTCTTGCCGCGCTTCAGCGCGAACTCGGGAACCGGCTGCTCCTGGTACTTGTAGAGCTTGCCGTCCGGCGTGCGGAAGGTGGATTCGCCCAGGTGGCACATGACCCCCTTGGCCTCCGGGTGCGGTATCGCGCGGCCGGTCGGCCTGCGGTTCTCCTCCAGGGTGCGGGTCAGAGCCCGGTAGTACTCCTCGATCTCCGGGTACTCCTCGTCTTCCGCAAGGATCATGGCGGCGATGTCCTCGACCGGCAGGCCAGTGCTGGCCGCGATCTTGGGAGCGCCGGCGCCATAGGCCCGCTGGAACGAGATGACCTTCGCTGCCGTCCGCTTCTTGTCCCACTCGGGGTCCGGAGGCGTGTCCCCGTCCCCCTTGCAGAGCTTCAGGACCTCGTCGTACGGCATCCCCTCCTTCAGGGCCAGGCGCTTGACGTGCATGTCCAGGCCGGCCTTCAAGTCGGCGACCAGCTGCGCGCACTCCGTCAGGATCGCCTGGACGTAGACCTCCAGGGACTTGTAGTCCGACTGGACGATCTTGCCATCAGGCCCGAAGCGGGACACGAAGACGCGCTTCACGTCGGACTTGCTGCCTTTCGGCAGGTTCTGCTGTATCTTCAGCACAGGTCGTTACGCTGTGCCCGCCCTAATGGGCTGCTGCATGTTCCCATGCAGAGGAGACTATATCATGGCAGCCTTGGCTGCCCTCCGCGCTTCCAGCCACTTGGCTGTACTCTCTTTCGAGATAGTCGTTGCGCCTAGCCACGAGTGCAGTGCTGCGTGCTCGCCCAAAGTCATCAGTACGAGATTCGAGATGTCGTTGTTGTGGGGGTTCTCGTCGCAGTGGTGCACGCACCATCCTGCGGGAATCTCAGACAGGCCCTCGTGCTCGCACATCACGAGGTGATGCACAAACACATGCTTGCTGCCCTTGCGCCCGGTGTACCACTCGGGCTTGAGAGTCATCAGATACCCCTTGCCGTCCGCCACAGTACCGATGAAATTGTGGTGCTGCTCGCGCAGCTTGCCATGCATCGGATTCAAGTCGCCCAGCTTCGAGAGCCGGTAACTGTTCCTCTTGCGCGCCTGACGGTGCGCCTTGCTGTAGTGGTCGGCGACATACCTGAACACCGCTTTGTAGGAGGTGCCCACTCTGGCTGCGATCTGCGCCAGCGTAAGGTCGGTGTTCTCGTAGTAATGCTTGATGTCCATCGTGTCCCTCCGCGGGAGATATGGTGGCTTTGGCTCAGGATTGCCCGGTCTGGGTGTCCCCTGAGTTCACGGAGTTTTAGAACCTCCAGTTCAAAGGTTCGGGTCGCTGCTGCTCAGGCGGCCGGTGACCGTGCTGTTGTGGTTGATCTTGTGGTGCACCACACCGTCGGTGTCCACCAGGGACAGCATCCCCTTGGCGCCGCCGGATTCGTCGCGCACGATGAAGTACGTGCCGAGGTCCTTGGTCGTCGCCTGCAGTTCGGCCAGGGCGTTGAGGAACGGGATGTTGCGTGAGCCCAGCTCCTCGATGATCTCGTCGTTCACGGAGTACACGCCAGGCTCGGACGTTTCCCACTCAGGCTTCGGGCGTGTGAAGCCCGGGAACGTGAACTTCCCGGTGCCCATGCGGCTCTTGGGCTTGGAGTAGTCCGGGGCCTTGACCTTCTTCGTCTTCGGCTCGCCGGCGTTCTTCCCGCCCTTGAACACGGCCCGGTCTTTGCCGGGCGGCGGGTTGCCCTGCCACTCCGTGTCCCGGCAGTGCTCCCACCACGAGCACTCGGCCGTGGTGCCGTCCTCCAAGACGTAGTGCGTCTCGTCCTTCTGGGCGTAGGCGAACTCCGGGTGCAGGCTGGAGCCGACCATGTCGGCCGGCGGAGGGGCCTCGAACGTCCACGAACCGTCCGCCAGTTGCCATTCCCGGCGCGGGTAGTGGATCGTGCCGCCGAAGATCAGCGCCGACTTGTGGTGACGGCTGGACCACTTGAACTCGAAGCCTTCAGGCAGCTCGGGCAGGAAGCTGTTGAGCTTCGCGCTCAGCTCCTGGACCCTGGCCTGCAGCTCCTCGGCCAGCTTGAGGCCCAGCTCCATGTCCACGTACATGCCGTTGCGCTCGGCCTCGACGCTGAACAGGAGCGCGCCCATGTTGAGCATGATGCTCTTCAGCTGCCCGGCTTCGCGGGCCCGCCTGATCTGCGCCAGGGCGATGGCCTCGGTGTTGCCGATGTCGCCGGGCTGCTCGACCCCGTCCTCGTCGGGGCCGCCGGCCAGGTAGCGCTCCAGCAGGCCCGGGTCGATGTCCTCGGTCTGGACTCCGGCCGCCCACAGGGCCTTGACCTCGTCCACCTTGAGGCTGCCGCCGTAGCGCGGCGCGACCTCGTCCATCGACAGCATGTGGTCTGCGCGGCCCATGCCGTTGAGCAGGTACTCGGCCAGCTGGCAGTCCCACACTTGGCCGCCGTTTGCGACCCACTCCATCCACAGCCCCAGGTTCACCGGGCACTGCAGGGCGTGTAGCAGGTCGAACTTGATGTTGAACCCGGCGAGCAGCTTGGTGCCCTCCAGGACCTCGCCCAGCCAGCCCGGCTTCGGAGGCGTCCGGCCGAAGTACCGCACATGGACCTTGGGCTGCGCCAGGTCCTTCCATGCGTGCACCACGACGTGGTTGCCGGCGTTGAACGGGCTGGCCTTGCGCTTCAGCTTCGCGCGGGTGCCAGTCTCGATGTCCCAGGACCTCACTCAATCTCCTTCTGCGCGATGTCACGCCAGTTACCAGCGGCCCCGAGGGCTGGGCCCTGCGCCTGGAAGGGCCCGCTGAGCATGGTGGCGAGTGGGCCCAGGGCCGGATCGTTCTCGGGCGCAAGGGCGCGCTTCAGGCCATCCGCGATGACGGAGATGTCGCGCGTCACGCCGGCGGCGAACTTGTACATCACGTCCCAACGGAGGTTCCCGGAGACTTCGTCCAGCAGGATGAACACGGGCCGTCCCTTGCCGATCATGTACCCGGCCTCCAAGTGCGCCGAGCGCCCGGCCGGCAGGACCAGGACTGCGGCGTCGGCCGAGTCCAGGTGGAACTTGTCGTAGCTGAAGACGTGGTTCGCGGCAAACCCATCGAGCGCTTTCTCGTAGGTATGGCCGCGGCTCTCCTCGTACTTCTTCCAATGGTCGTCCGCCTCCGGGCCGGCGGCGTACCAGTCGTCGAACACGTCGAAGCCTGCTTCACGCAGCTGCGCGGCCACGAATGGCACGTCGGGGTTCCTGAGGGAACCGATCACGTACACCTTCTTCATCCGAACTCCTTGAAACGGCATCGGTCAGCGTCGAAGTAGACCTCAGCACGCGGGCTGGCCGGCACGCCGGTGCGCGCCTTCTTGTTCTTCGTGGTCCCCAGGTACCGGCTGTTCGCCAGCGTCGGGTCGTTGACGGCGCCCATCGTGATGATCACGTCGGCGGCGCCCTGCTTGCCAGTGCGGCTGTCCTTCAGCATCGGCAGCGTCGGGTACTGCATCCCGTCGCCCTCGGCGCTGACTTGGCTGGTCGCCATGACGGCCGTGTTGTGCTTCACGCCCATCATGCGGGCCCACTGGTACATGCTCTCCAGCAGCTGGTCCGTGCGCTCGCCACCGTTGAGGGTGGAGCCGCCGAACTTGATGTTGTCGATCATGTCGAACAGCACCAGCGCCGGCCGGTAGCGCTGGATCAGCGCCTCGACCTCGTGGTTCCACATGTCGTGGATGTCCATGACGCGCAGCACACCCGGGCGGCCGCCCAGCGCCTCGGCATACGCCTCGCGCAGCCGGTGCCCGTACTTCGGGTCCTTCGGCGGCAGCGCCCGCATCGCCACCATATCCTCGACGGTGGCCCCCAGGGCGGCCTGGAAGGCGCGCTTCACGATGCGACGGCCGGGGCCCTCGTTGTTGAACCACAGGATGCTGCGGTTCTCCCCGGGGTACAGGGTGTCCACCTGGGCGGCCA